TTGACCTTGAAGATGCTCAATGTCATGGACGATGTTGCTTATGTACCACACTAAACCAACTAATTGCACAGCCATAGCAAAAACTAAAGCTACTGGTATTTTCATATCAGCCATTAGACTTGCCACCTATGTAGCCACCAACAACTCCGATTACACCCGTCATTGACATTTGCAATAAACCTATAATGTTTTCATCAAGCTCTCCGCCATGCTCATTCGCCATTTTAAACTCATCATAAACAATTAAACCAAGTATACCCATGAGTCCTACGGCAAGCACTAATACTACAATATCTTTCATGTATTTCATAACTACCTCTTAAAGAATTTCTGTACACCCCTGACACCAAACGATGCAGAGATTGCAATACCCAAGCTATAAAAATACCAGTCTGGTGCTTTGGAAAGCTGTTCAAAACCTTTATCTACCCAACCCTCAGTGCCTGGAATAAACGCCAAAACAAGCGGAATAGACAGAACAATTACGAACCACTCGTCTTTCCAACTTGATTGAGAGCCTTGCGCCATGATGCGCTCCCAGTCAGCCACACTTGTTTCTTTACTAAGCATTATCTTAGCTTTTGCCTCGGCTTCCGTAAGTTTTAACTTTGCACTTGCAGCCTGTGCTTGAGACTTTGCATCAAGCCAACTGCCCGCCAGACCCGCAATAGGTCCAATTATAGATTGTAACATTAGTTTTCCTCCATCTGTATACTGGTTTTCTTGCTCTCAGCCTTTGCTGAATAAGCATTAAAACCCATAAAAGCCGCTACCACCCCGGAAGCTGCTATAACGTACACACTTGCTATATCTGTTATTAAACTTGCCGCTTTGTCAAATCCAAGGACAGAAGCAAGCAGTATTATAAACGGGTAGATCAACATTCCCATCAAAGCAAAACCTGTAAAACGACGCTCTGCATTGCGCTTGAGATCCCGGTCAATCATTTCCAAACGACGGTCTTCTAAAGCTATTTTATTCCACTCAGCCTTTTCTATAACGCCGTTGTTATTCAAATCGGCTTTACTAAACTCTGTCATCTCTTCGCCCTCGCATACGCAATTGCTATTCTTTTTTCCCGCGTGATTATAACAACTTTTCCTAATTTGTCATATATTATGTATTTTCCACGAAATTCTTTAAGTATCACAACTGTATTTGAATACAGACTATTTTTGAGTTGTCGTTTGTTACAAGAACTCTAGCTTCATTTTTGGCTATTTCGCATACTTCTTTTTTAGTGTAGCTGCCAACATGATAGTGTTGAAACTCATTACCACTAGCCGTGCTAGTTGTTAATTGAATCCATAATAATACCCACATTTAAATACTCCCAAAAAGCATATATAAAAATGGAGATGTTGCTACAAACATCAAAAACAAAACAGTTAATACTAATTTCATTACCACCTACCCTGCTTGCTACCCCAAAGATAAAACAATCCAAACAATAAAGCGGCCCCTATACCAAATATAACAAACCCTATTGCAAAATTAATCAAAGCATCTACCTGCTCTTGTTTTCTATATAATTCATCTTTTCTCTGTTTTCTCATTCTTGCCTCAATAGCTAAAACTTCTTTCCAGGCACTCGGCCCATAGTTCCAAGAGATATGATCTTTTATCTCTTCTCTCATCTGTTCCATTTTTTTCTTGTTCGCAAAGATCTCTAAAGCAGTCTCTTCGTCAGACCCCCTAAACGTCTTCTTCCAAAACGGAGGATTCTTCTCCCGCTCTTCTATATTTGTGAAATCACTGAACGCCTTGCCCCAATTGGCAAGCTGTCCCGTCATGTCTTGTAAATCTTTGCCTGCACCAATAGCCGCCTTTAATCCCTTAAAAGCACCCGTTGCCATAGCCACACAAGTTATGGGATCCATAACTTAGCCCATATGAGTTGTGCCCTTGATTGCCGCGCCTGTACCACGAGTCTTCACTTTCTTCATGGTATCACTCGCCATTGGCGGTGTTTTAGGCTTACCGACTGTCTCAGGCTTGGGAGCTTTTGTAGGCGTATTTACTACAATTTTTACCTTGGACATTTTACTTTCCTCTTTGTTTAAGTAGTTCTCTTTGCATTGCACTATCAATTCGAGCCGCGGTCTGCTGTTCTTGACTTGCCAACCTCTTCTCAAACTGCTCTCCACGCATCTGCTGATTCTGCGCGTCAAGCTGCAATTTCTGTTGGTCCAGTTGAGCATCCTGCTGCTCCGACTGAGACTTGATCTGTAACTCCTGCTCCTTTAGCTTTACCAAAGGATCCGGCTGATTTGCACCAGACACTTGCGCCGATAGCTGCTTCGCCTGCTGCATACCCTCTGCCACAAACTGTGCAACCAAAGCCTCAAACTGCAATTCCTGCTGATCCGCATCCATAGGACCCATCTGGGACATTTGTGCCATAGCCTGTTCCTGTGCCGCTATCTTCACATGCTCCATAACGTGCTTCTGCATACCCAAAGCAACTGGCGGCATCTGAGCAACCATAGGACTTGCACCAAAAACCAAATGAGACATAATATGCGCCTGATGGTTCTGACCCTGAAACGCAAACAACTTCATGTTGTCCAATGCGTTGATGTTCTCTTGTGCAGGGTCCGTGGGCAACGGCTCCTCGTCCGGCATCGATTTCAATATCCTGTCGGTATCTGTAACACCCAACGCCTCATACATATCCCTGAACACTTCGTGCATGTTATGCATATCAGGAGCCTGAGTCGCTAACTGTAACTTAGTCTGAGCTAACGCAATCCGCTGCGCCTGACTAAATACATTCGGATTAGATACAGGTATGATATCCACACGGTCATCAAAATCACTTGCCATAACCGCCTGATCACTGCCCGCGATACTATACGGATACTCCTGCGGTAAACTCTCCGACATCACCCGCGCAAGAATCTTAAACTCCTGCCGCATCGCATAATGCATCCGCTTATGTACAGCACTCATTACCCGCGAACCCTGCTCCAACATAGCAATCGTCGTACCAACAGCAGCTTGCTGATTACCGTCGCCAACCTTCATGTCAGTAATGGTCGCGAACCGCTGACCCGCCTGAACCACAAAACCTAACAAATTAAACAGTGTCTGGTCGGGACCCTTAAAAGGTAGCGGCATGAGACTATCCCGAATAGCCCCACCCGGAGCGTCCACGTCACGGAACTCCCCAGGCTGAAGAGGATCGTCATCGTCTCTGATACGAAGTCCGCGGGCCTTGAAACCCGCAGGGAGGTTGGACAACGTACCCGCGTCGATCAACTGCCTCAGTGCCGCCGTGGCAGACCTTGAGAGTCCGCCAATAGTGTGAATCAAACCCAATCCGTAAAAACCAAACCCCGGCAAAAACTTGTAATGCACAAAGTAGTTGATCTTCTTACGCATCTCGTCTTCTTCACGATAATTCCGCCGAATAGACAATATTTGCCCGTTATCCTGCGAAATCGTCACCACATAAGGCATCTTAATGCCCGTTGGTTCGCCATCTTCCCCTATATCCTCGTAACCCTCTAGGTCCAAATCAACGTGGCATTCCAACAAAGTACAGTCATAATCTATCTGTGAAGGCTCAAAACCTCCGATTCTGTTCACTTCCTCCGTCACATTGTCCATCTCCTGCTGCGCAGGAATCACAGGTATGTCTAAATAAAATCCCCCGACCTGCATCTTGCGCAAATCGTTCAAATCCATCTTCACAACCTGTGTTACATTCGGACATGTCTCCAAATCTGAAGTCTCGTAAGGAACCACAAGATGCTCCGCAGGAACAAACTTAGATACAATCCGACCCAGATTCTCATCGTAATACACTTTCTTAAACGTACTGCCCGCTAATGGTAAATAAAACAGCATCTGATCCATGTCAGGCGTGTAATCCTCCATGACATTAGTCAGATAGTAATTCATAAACTGCTTAACACGCTCCGCCTGATCAATCTTCTTGCGGTCTTCCTTGCCCATAACAACAGTTCGCACAGGACCCGAAGGTGGCAATAATTCATTAAACGCCTGCGCCTGAAACTGCGTCGCCGCCTCCGCCAATAACGGATGAGTCACACCAGAGGCTCCACGAAACGGTTGCGT